CTTCGATCCAGCCGTCAGTACCGTCTGTTTCAGGCTTAGGGATTGACCCAAGTTTTGAATACAGCATTATTTACCTCGTTGGGAATGGCGCAGTCGGGGCCGTGAAGTTGGCGGTGTAGCGGGCAAAGCCTTTGGTGATGCGCAGGTAGTCGATATAGCCGTTGAAATTACCGACAGATGCGCTGACGGCTCCAATCCAACTTGATGAAGTCGCTGGTAAATTTAGATTTGTTGAAAATGTCCCGCTTGTTTGCTGTGTTCCATTTACAAAAAGTCTTAAAGTTGTTCCAGATCGTGTAGCAGCAAAATGGTTCCACGTAGAATTTAATAGTGTACTGGCTGTAAAAGTAAGCGAACCAGAACCAAAAAGTTCTACGTATATAGTTCCACCAGATAATACGTAAGACTCTATACACCCAGCCGTTTGAGACGTGCCCAAAACAAAAAAGCGCGGCCACGAACCACCTATGGTTGAACTGTTGTTTGCCGTGGAGCCATACACCCACATCTCAATTGTGAAATCACCTGTTCCAAACGCCAAGTTAACATTGGCTGGTGTAGACAGCGCATCCCCCGTCCCATCAAACGCAATAGAAGACCCGCCCCACTTGCTCTGCGTAGTGCTGATCTGCGCATTACCCACCGTCTCAAGGTTGTTCATCATCGCGTTGTCAATGACGCCTGCGTTGGTGTAGTTGAGCAGGAGACTGGTGTTGGTGATTGCGGTGAGGGGTGCTGTGGGTGGAGTGAAGTTGGCGGTGTATTGTGCGGTGCCTTTGAGAATGCGGACATTAGAGATGTAGCCAGTGAAAAATGGATTAGACGTAGCATCTCTTCCGATAACTACACTTGCAGAGGTGTCTAAAATTGTGCTTGCACCAATGTTGTATGTTGACCCAGACTGTGTGCCATTAACAAACAGTTTCAAATCCGCCCCACTTCTTGTGACGGCAATGTGATTCCACTGGTTGGCTGTTACGCTTGATAATGGCAATGCCAAAACCGCGCCTGCTCCTACATTTATATAAAATCCCAGTCCGGTTCCAAAACCCAAATACCACGACAAGTTTGATGTTGCCCATTTGGCAACAATAGTTTGGTCACTTGTGCTTGTAGTGTAAAAAAAGGTTTCAATTGTAAAATCACCTGATCCAAATTCCAGCGCTGTGTTGTCAGGAACACTAAGAGTGTCGCCGGTCCCATCAAAGTACCCACTGCCACCATTTGTCCCTGCAGCATACGAGGCAGTCGGAGAGAACGGGCTGAAGACTTGGACGCTTACATCGCCGTTGCGTGTGATGGTGAAGTTGTTGGCGCTGTTGTCAATGAAGCGGTTGCTCTGGCAAGTAAGCAGACTGGTGTTGGTGATGGCGGTGAGAGGTGCGGTTGGTACAGTAATTGTAGTTTGCGTCGGGTCATAAACTGACGACCCTTTTACCAGACGAACATTACTCATGTATCCGGTAAAGTACGCATCTGCCCCACGGTAGCCGATGTTAAGTGTTGAATTATCAGACCAAGTGTATGCAGTGCTGGTTGTACCCTGTCTTACGCCGTCAATAAAAATTGACGTTGTACCGGATGCTCGGCAAATCACAACATGATGCCACGTATTTAGTGATGAAGTAATTTGAAAAAGCAATATTCCTGTCGCTTGAAACCTAAACCCGCCAGTGTAGTATGAAAAAATCCACCCGTTATTTCCACCAGCAGTATTGGAAACAATAGTTGCAATGTTTGAGGTGCTGTTTGCGGTAACAAAAAAGAATCCTTCAATACAAAAATCACCAGTGCCGAAAACAAACGCATTATTTGCAGCCGCCGTTAATTGGTCCCCACTCCCATCAAAGTAGTTCGACCAGTTCGCCCCATACGGAGCAAACGTACCCTGCGTAGTGTTGCCGTTACGGGTAATCGTGAAGTTGTTGGTGCTGCTGTCTAGGAACGTGTTGTTCTGCGCTCCGTTGGTGCCGTTGCCGGGCAGGAGCATGGTGACATACTCAAAGTATTCATCAATCGCCGCTAATTTTCCGAGGAAACCAAAACCTCGCGCAGCAGCAGCCCCCAATGTGCTAAGAACAGGCATCGCTATTCCTTACTTGAATTGCACTTGAGCAGCAAACACACTAAATGTGGCATTACCTGTTTTGATGATGGTGTAGGAGTACACATCCACACCCGAGACATTCCCCGCCGCTGGGGCTGTGCCACCCTGCCATCTTGTCGTTACACCCGTGGTTGTGCCGTCCACCTGTACTGCGCTGTTGTAGTACGCCGTTGATCCCTGGGTAACCAAATGCGCAATCGTGATGGACTGCCCTACCGCCATTTCTGTGTCCAGCCGCATAAAACTGTCGCCCCGGATATTGATGGTCCAGTTTGCAGAAGCGTTGCTGGTAAAGAACAGAACAGACTGCGTGTTGACATCGAAGTCAATCGTGCCCGTTGCGGCTACCGCTGCCGTCGTCGCCGTCTCCGTGAACCCCGTTGTTAAATCTAACGTCGGGGTGTTGGGGACGTAGTTAAACGCGGTTCGTTGGAGCAGTGGCATTAGTAGTTACCCCCCAGCACATTCACAGCGATTGCGATGTTTGTGCCGCCAGCAGCCACGGTCGTTCCCGCATACACCCGGTAAGTAGCCGGGATGTTCAGGCCATTTACAGGCAACGTCAAAGGGTAGGTGGTCAAAGCACTTGTGCCCAGCGCCGTCACTGCGGTGGCCGGGACCGCTACTTCACCGATGAAAATGTTGTTGCCTGCGGTGGTGTTGGCAGACCCGTTGTTTAGCCAAAATCTCACCACCGTCGCACTGGATGTTCCTGAGGCCGTTGCACCGTTGGTAGATGTCAGCCTGCACACAACAGAATCAATCCGGGAACCATCTGCTCCTGCTGTAAAGGCAAGGACCATCGCAGTGCCTGTTGCTTCAGTACCGTCAAACGCTTTGGTGTTCGTCATCGCGGTGCTGAGAACCGCATTCAGCGCCCCGACGTTGGGGGTTTGCGTAAAGACTGGGGTTGCGGTAACTGCCATGATTAAAAGCCTCCAAAATTGTTAGACAAGAAGATGTTGCTGCCACTGTTTGTCGCAGTATTAACAAGCGTTCCTGATGCGTCAGGCAGCGTCAAAGTCCTACTAGCCGTCAGTGTTGTGGGTTGAAACGTCACCCGGAAAGTTGAAGTTCCACCGGCTCGGCCCGCTAGAATGATCCCGTCCTGCGCTGCGGTAGCAGTACCAAACGTCTGCCCCGTGGCGTTGTAGAAAGTATTGGCACCAGTAAAGGCGTTGTTGGCTGATAAAAGCGCGTCACCTGTTAAGTAACTCACAGCCTCCACCACGTTTGTACCATCGCATCGCAAAGCAAGTTTTGCGTTATTTGCAACAGAAACCCCCGTCCCGGCAGAGGTCTTCACCGTCTGCGCAAACCCGGTGTTGTTGGTGACAAAGTACAGCTTGCTGACCGCAGGGACGATGACGTTGAACGAAGCCCCAGGCGTGCCGCCAAGGACGATAAACATAGCCCGCGCTTCGTCTGCTACCCCGTTGGAATTTGACAGCGTGTAGTCCGCTGCCGTCATCGTGATGCTGGCAGTCCCCGCAATTGATGTGTCAATCAGAGAAGTTGCCCCGGCATTGAACACCGTGCCCCAGGTGTTGCTCAGTTCCCCGGTCGCCGGAAGGACAAGCCGAAGACTGTTGGTAAAGGTTGAAGGCATCTCTTACCTCAAGCGAATCGGATTAGCGCCGTGGTGGCGGAAGCAGCAGGAAGCTGCACCGTGAAATTTGGCCCAGCAGTTTTGTCAGCCCCAAAGTCCAGCACCGCAATCGCACGGTTAGCTTTGGTGAAGTTGTAGATCAACGCCCCACGGGTGACAAAACTAGAACCCGGCCACGCCGGATTGTCGAACGTCACATACGCCGTAGTGCCAGAAAGAAGCACTTGGACGTTAACAAGTACCACCCCGCCAGCGGTGTAGCCTGTGCCGGTAACTTCTTCCGTTATGGTGTAAACCGTAGTGTCTGCACCAAGAGAAGCAGCGCTCGTATAGAGCGCCATCTTCAACGTGTCGGTATCCAGATCATGGATGCCCAGCCATGACTCCTGTTTGAACGAAGAGCATAGCGTTTGTACCAAAGCCATTTAGACCACCTGTGTCCTGACCTGTCCAGTACGGTATGCGTCTTGACGGTTCTTGCCTTCGCCCAGGTTCTTCAGCAGAGTCAGCGATTGAACGTACTGCTTGTCCGTCTCGGCCACGATGTCGGGCTCTTGCTTCATGAACCGGGCCGCTTCAACCATGACTGCGTTAAACAACACACTGTCAAAGTTGTCCCCGAGCCATGTGGTCGTTGCCGTGACGATGCTCTCCGGGTAGTAGAAATACGCCAACTCTGCACTCAAAGCAGCGCTGGGTGTGGGGCCAAGCAAGAACGATTGAATCTTTGGCGTGCCCGTCTGCGTGCCATACAGCGCGTAATACTGCGGCGTCCCAGTAACAGCCACACTCGGGAACGACTCCCGGATGAAATTTACATCCTTGTTCAGCAAGTAACTGAACACGCCCGCAACGGTCACCCCAAATGAAAATGAGGACAAGAAGTCTGTTGGGACTACAAGTAGCGGGTTACCGATGGTCAGCGTCAGCGTGGAATTCTTGCGGAGGTTAGGAAGCTGCACCGAGTTATAGATGCGCTGCTCAGCCAACTCCGTCATCGTGGCGAAGTCAGCCGCCGAAAAAGTGTTTTCGGTGTAATCCTGAACAGCGGTCTGCAACTCGGTGTAGTTCACTTTTTGGGCTTCCCGCCAAAAATTTCCAAATTACGCCATCGGCCCACGAGCCATCGTGCCCTTGGTGGCAGCGCCAGTCCCACGGATCTTGATGCCCGAGGTCTTGGTAGCAGGGGGCTTGCCCATGCCAATATTGCCAACAACCATGCAGATCTCGTCCTTGAGGGTTTCGATCTCTTGTGGTTGCCCCGACTTAGCAGGGGCGAGCTTCTTGGCTTTCATCATGTTTCACCCCGACTTCTGGTTCATGGCGCGGGACATATTCTTGCCCAGGCGCATACGGTCCTCAGAGGTGGGACCACCCTTCTTGAAGCCTTTGCTGTGCATGGCTTTCACGTGCTTGCCAACTTCTTGCTTGGCAACCTTGCGCATTGCTTTTTCCATCATCACTCCTTAGGTGGTCACTATGGTGACTGTACCAACATATCCCTGCCCGACCAAGCTGTTTGGCGTCAGGGGCGCATCAAAACCACTGGACCCACCTATTGGAGCACAGCCCCACTCAATCACCCGGCTACCCTCACCGATAGTCCCAATGGCAGTTTGTCCCGAGGCATACCAAGTGTTCGTATCTGGACGGGGATCACGCAGAGCCTGCGGATCGGACACGGGGAACATCCCCAGCAACAACTGCGGGTGATCGGGCGTCCAGCATTGAGGGCACGCTTTGATCTGTGTCTGCTTGGTCTTTACCGTAAGGTTCTTGAGTTTCTTCAGGTCAAAACGGAACCCGCACAGGTCACAGAAACCAAATGCTTTTGCGCCGTTTGCAAAACGGTTGCTCATGAGATAAACATTTGCCTTGGGACAAAACGAACTGCCGAACGGTCTCTGTCTTCCGTCGAAGCAAGATCCCATGCCTCGTCGTACTGCTGCTTCAACGTCTGCATACGCTCTATAGCACCTGGGATCTTCATGGACAAGTAATACGCCAGCCCAGCCACCAGAGCGTTGAGGAAACGGAAGGGGATGTCTTGCGTGTACGTGCCGCCTGCACCAGCGTCTTGAATCCGGCGCAAACGCCAGTAGACAAACGTGTACGTCTGAGAATTGTCAGGCGTGGGCCACACCGTGAACTGCGGCGCTGCTGCTTGGCGGTTGATGTAAACCTGAATAGGTCTTGCCTGCTGCAGCTTGTTCGGGATAGACGAGTAGGTAGAAACACTGATGCGCGTGATGGTCAGGTCCGTCTGTGTGGAGACATTCCCTGCCCCCGTGCGGATCACATGCTCAATCAGGTCCACCGTATCGGCGGGCAGCGTGTAGGTGTTTGTGCCAGGAGTCAGGACTTGGGAGCCCTGCTCAATGGTCCACATATTTATGCCACGATTGGACCAATCTGCAAAGAGAAGATTTAGGCTACGTCTTGCAGTGCGCAAATCATAGCCCGTGCGCAACTCAGCACCACAGCGCTCAAAGGCTTCCTCGACGTACTCATTGAGGTCGAGATTAAACGTAGCGGTGCCGGAGGTTGCCATTATCGATGCCTTGCGGTTTTTGCAGCAATCTTGGGAGGCTGTTTGACAAACTGTTTGCCTGCGGCTTTTCCTGCGCGTTTGGCTTTGGTTGTGGCAGCGTATTCTGAAGGTGTAAGAGACTCGATAGCTGCCTTGGGGAGGTAGCGTTCGCCGGTCTTGCTAGAAGGTTTGCCACTTTTGGTCGTCCACTTCTGCGCGGTCCAGTCCTTCAGACTCTGCTGCGGGGCCTTCATTCCCTTGCCATTTCTTTCTCAAACAACTCAGCGTCAATTTGTTCGTCAGTCATGTACTCTTCAACGCCGCAATCACACGGTCCGTGGTCATGTACAAAACAAGTCGGACTATGCTGTTTGGTTTGCTCAGTCACGATACCCACCACCTTTGGCCTTGTACTGCTTGGCAAGAAGCTGTGCTTTGCGGGCGCTCCACTG